AACCTCGTTGAATGACATGTTGCTGCCAGCAGTGATTTTGTCAGCTTGCTTCAAATTAAGATCGTTAAACACATAGTCCTTGACCGAACAGGGCAAACCATACACGCGGCCATCGTATTGGAAGAAGCCGTTAGAACCCATCCAGAACACCACGTCATTGGATGATGCTATCGCGTTAGGAGCGGCAATGCTTGCCATACCCAAGCGCGTGATGGTGTATTCGTATGGGGCACCAATGTACTTCAGGGCGTGGACAGCGCTATCGGACCAGACAAGGATTTCTTGCTTGGCCTTGATTGCGGCTATGAACTCTGAGCCGGTCGGAATGCGAAGGCCGCCAGCCGCGTTGGTTTCAAGCGGCGTCCACTGAGCGGGGTTTTGGTTATCTGACCAACGAATCAACAGACGATCTTGCTGTGGCGTCGTGACGCCGTTGCTCACCTCAGTGCAGCCAAACGCAAGAACCTTCCGGTCTAGCGCCGACACCATAATTTGACGGGCAACTGCGGGAACATCAGATGCTCCAGCAAAGCTGCTAAGCCTGACCGCTCTGGTTCCAAGACCACCAGTGCTATACCAATAATATATTGCAGAATCGCGCGGATTGATAACTAGGTCTTGCCCATAGTTATCATTAGACCACAAGCGCAGGCGAGTGCTGGCAACCTGAGTATCTGACGCATCGCCCCAGCCAGTCCCCGCAAAGGCGCTCATGGAAGTTGAGGCGACAGTTTGCGACACGCTGACTGTGTATGTTCCAATGCCTCCAGTAGTGCCGGATATTTGGCTAACGATATATGTCGCGTTTGAGCCTGGAGGACTGGCCGAAACGCCAATTCCAGTAAGCAGTTGCCCAGCAATTATGGTGCCAGAACCAACTGCCGTGACCGTCAATGTGGTTACACTAATAGAACCAGTAAGCGCAACGCTCTTGGCCGACAGAATGCCGCCCCAAGTTCCAGCGCCCCAACCGTTCGCATAAAGCGTATCGTTTGTGCTTGTGTTGATTTGAAATTCCGCAGTTACAGAGCCGCCGCCAGTTACTCCAGATGAGGCTGGTAAGTTTGCCGTAATATAAAATGTAGAAGATGTTATTGGGCTTTGTACTTGGTACTCTCCATTTAGCGTTAAGCCACCAACAGAACTTGCCCCTGAAAAAGTAACAAAATCCCCAAGAGTTGCCCCGTGGTTTGATATTGTTACACGAACAATTGGCGATCCAGTTGATGTTGTAAATGGATCGGTCGCGGAAATAGTTGCCCTGATTGGCGTGATGTCATAGAGAGTGCCGCCACGTTCAACGTAGTATTTGAGGTGGGTGCCAATACCAAGGTAGTAGCTGCCGGTTAGATCGGTAAACGCAAATAGCTGGCGGCATGTTCCAAGGAACTGCGCGGGCACGGCCTTCTGCCAGCCGCCAATTTTTTCTGCCGCTCCATCACGAAACCGAACCTTATCAGCTTCGGACCAAGACCCCGATGAAGAGTATCTTGATCCATCATGCTGGATTCCGGGGGTGAATTTGAGTTGCTGAAGGGGCATATCAGTTACTGGCTATCCTCTTCTCAAGTTCTTCAATTTTGGCGGTCAGTTCCTGTATAGCGGCAACTAAATGAACAACGATTTTACTGTAGTCAATGCCTTGCGGCTTGATTGAGCCATCTTCATTAATAGCATCCTTTTCCCCCATAACCGCGTGCGGAACAACTTCTTGCAATTCATGAGCAATAAATCCTTCACCACTAAGGCCGCTCACCTTCCATTCATAAGTGCAAGGCTTCAATGCGGAAACAGTTTTGAGCGCATCAATCATGGGACTGACGTTTGTTTTTAAGCGATAGTCTGAAGATGTGCCGTATCCGGTCGATGAACCAATTGTATTTATGAAGCCAACTTGGCCATTGTCGTTATTAAAAACAATTTGGTTTGTGGAGGCGGTTCCTGATTTTGAAAAAACGCTTGAAGATTGATTTGGAGCAAGCTGAACTGAGTTTCCTGTATAACTGTAGTTATAAGATGTAACTCCAACAAGACTAATTGGAGTATACGTTTGTTTATTGAGGATAATGGTATTTCCATCGTAACTCATATACGCAGAAAGGTCAGATGCTAAATAAACTGCGCCGCTTGATGATACAAGCGAAGCACCTTTAATTTGATTTGTAGAAAATATCGGACCACAATTAATAGTGCCGTTTATAGTTGCATTAGAATAGCAAAGTATATTGCCGGAAACGGTAAGTGACCCATAAGAGTATAGTGCGGTGGATGCTATTATAGTTCCTGGTGTGGTAATGTTGCCATTCGAACTATTAAATTGAACGGTGGCAGGGATAACATCCGTGCCGTTGCAATACATAAGTTGAGTATAGCCTGGAGTTATTGCCGGGCCAGACCCTGCTGATGTTTTTACAGTAAGCGATACGCCTGTGTTGTTTTTAATTGCATAAAACTTGTTTGATGTTGGAACAATTACATTGGGTGACGCCCCCGGACTTCCACTAAACATCAACACAGCATTGCGAGCATCATCAGATGCACCAGTGCTGGCAAGGAGCGTTGTGTTGGCAGCAGTTAAAGTGATCTCTTTGTAGCCAGTAATGGCCTGCTCAAGCAATGTGCCTAAGTTGGTGTTGGTCGTGTTGCCCCAGTTTGAAGCCTGCTCACCGTTCCCGATGAGTTCGAGGCGAAGGGCCGGGCTGTATGTACTGGGCATTTTGCTACCTTATAAGGAAGTTACGCAGTTTGCCCCATATTATCATGACGGAGCAAACCGCAGTAAGCTTAGCAGGAGACGGTGTAGGTGACGGTCAGCGTGTCGCCGCTCAGCACTGCGCGAGACGAAGCGAAGTCAGCCGCAGAGAACAACGTGCCGGTCGTGCCGCCAACGGTGTTGTTGGTCGTGATGAAACAACCAGCAACGGTGTTGGTGGCGTTGATGTTGAACACCGCAGGCGAAGCCGAGTTGGTGGAAGAACCAGCGGTCGAGGATGCAGCGGTGAAGGTCGGGCGCGTGGCGTTCGAGTAGCCAGTGATCTCAGACCAACCAGCGTGGGAAGCCATGGTGTCGCCAGCAGCGATAGTGCCGGTGCCCTTCAGGCCCACATAGAACGCAGCGGTATAAGCCGAACCAAGGAAATACTTGTTCAGCAGATCGTTCTTGCCCGTGGTCACGACCAGATTGGGGAAGCCATCTGCCCAGCGGAGGTTGCCCTCAGCATCGCGGCATTCGACAATGAACTTGCCGGTCACGCCAACGAAGTCATTGACTTCATGACGGGCGGCAAGGCCAGCGCCAGCAGTGTCTCCCAAAACAATCAAATCATTGTTGTCCATTTAGCTATTCCCTATTGGTGTCCATGTTGCAGTTGTAGCAGGGATTGGTGTCCATACAGAACCTCCACCCACATCTATTGGTACCCAGCCATAACCCGCCGTGGCGTCGGTTAGGGATATTGTATCCGAAGCTGAGTTAAAAAGGATAGCAATACTTGCGGCAATATCGCTGAGGGCAATAAGGTCGCTTGCCGATACCAGCCCAGATAGCTTACTGCTGGAAGAATCAGATGTAACCAGCGTGTCTGCCGCACTGGCTGCGGCGTTAAGCTTGGTGGTTGAGGAATCCGACAACGACAAGCTGTCAGAGGCAGTCTTTGTGTAGGAAAGCGCTGGCGCAGCACTATCAGACAGAACCAAAGAATCTGAGCCGCTGACCAAATATCCAGACCCGGACGTGGCGAGGTCGGACAGAGTAAGCGCGTCAGAAATGTTTCCGCTCAAACTAATGGCCGAAGCGACAACATCGGTTAGAGATAGGTTGTCGGAGCCGCTAGCTGACAAGCTCAGCTTGCCCGTTGTGGATTCAACAAAGACCACCGAGTCGGAAGCGTTGCTCAAGAAAGACGCGACACTTATCGCGCTATCGGAGAGAGTCAGTGTGTCGGATGCGCTAACACCAACAAATGCTATAAAGCTCGTTGCGTCCGAGAAAGTGATTGAGTCAGACGCGCTTGTTGAATAAGCCGTTCCACCTCCAGCCACGTCAGATAGCGTCAGGGCATCAGAGGCTGCGCCAGAGATGGCTGTAAACGCGCTGATGGAGTCGGACAGCGTGATGGTGTCAGAGGCGCTCACGGACGCGCTGAAGACGCCTGTAGCAGATTCTGTTAGGGTAATAGAGTCAGAGGCTGAACCAAGCAGGCTGATCGCATTCGTGACGCTGTCGCTTAGTGTCAGGGCATCAGACGCGGAACCTTGCAAGAAGGAACCGGACTGACCGCTGAACGGCGCACCAGAGAATGGGAAAAAGCCAAACATCTCTTAGGTTCTAAATCCTTTGGCCAAAGCCTTTTTAATCAAATGGTTCATGATAGCCCCATTTCCTTGCGGATTTTGGTTGCCGAGATAGAGTGGGTCGCGTCGTCAAACACTTCCTGTTCGATCTTATAACCAACATCCCGGCCATAGGTAATGTTTACAATGTTGGGCACCACCTGAATCTCATACCGCCCCTGATAGATCGGATCGAGGTCATGGCGGATGTAGGATTTCACCTGCTCAATGGCGAAAGGGTTTGATTCTTGCCAGCCCTGGCAGTCCCTGATCTGGATGATAACCTGCCCGGTCTTGGCTATTGCCCGCTCAAACAGCGCCCGGTGGCCAGGATGCCAAGGCTGCCAGCGGCCCAGCATTTGCACGGTTTCCTTACGAGGATCAAAGACTGGCCTGCGGCGGTTCTGCAAGATATGCTCGCCAATGAACATTGCCCACTTGGTGGCGTCCTGTTCAGTGATGCGGAAGTCATACACATCCGGCGGCACAAAGAGCTTGTTGGTATCCTCAAAGCGGCCCGCCTTGATGGTGTCCACCCAGATCACCCAATCGGCTTTGTAGTTGTGCCGCATCTCGGGCAGTGGCGCTACAAAGTCAGCAATGACGTAATCGGCAGAACTCTTGTCCGCTAGGTCGCGCATCCGGTGGCTTTGCCGAATGCGGCCTTCCTGGCTGAAATCCCAGTCGTTGAACTTCTTGCGAACCTCGTCGGCATTTAGCCATTCAACAGACGCAGCGCATGGGTAGGAAAGGCCATCAACCTCAATCGTGGTTGATGAATGTTCTTCCAGATAATCCTTCAAAGCCCCGGCCAGAAAACTCTTGCCGGAACCCGGAAGGCCCATGATCAGAATGCGCTGCATGATATGTCCTTAGATGGCGTCTAGTTCTTCGTGCGTTGTCGCCGCATCAATCTGAGCGACCTTCGCCTTATAGGCAGAACTGGCGGCCAGCACCACTGCCGGGTCGCTATCGCCGCCTTCGACATCCTTCCGCAGTTCCTCTCGGGCAATCTGCTCGTACTCAGCACGGGCGTTGCCTTTCATGGAACCCTTCCGCTCATCCACCGTGATTTCGCGGGTGCCCCAGACAATTTCCACTGGGTCTTTAGTCAGGTCGAAAGTGTGCTGGGTGTAACAGAAGCGAGTGAAGTCGATGGTCGGGCGCACTTCAATTGCCGCCTTCCATCCGTCTTCACCGGCAGGGGGCTGCGTGTCCCAAACCTGGGTGACTTCATCGTTTACGATTTTTACGAAGAGCATGGTGTTCTCCTTGTTAGGGGGTTTTCAGTGCTAGAGCTACATTTGATCCCGATCTTTTGGGCAAACTTATCCAAGTTGTCAAAACACCTACTTGTTTAGGACTTGAATAATAAATAATATTATTAAGACCTAATTGTCCTCTATTATTTTGCCCCCAAGCCCAAAGCGTTCCGTCAGTTTTTATAGCTGTTGCATAATAAATTCCACAAGAAACTTGCGACCAATTTGTTAATACACCTACTTGTTTTGGGCTTGAATAATAAGTTGTATTACCAATTCCTAATTGGCCAAAGAAATTATACCCCCAAGACCAAATAGTTCCATCGGTTTTAATGGCTACAGTATGCGCGTTTCCGCCAGACACTTTTAGCCAAGTAGTCAAAGCGCCTACTTGAACAGGACTTGATTTTTCAGTGTAAGCCCCAGAAGTTCCAAGACCTAATTGGCCAAATGAATTTTGCCCCCAACTCCAAAGCGTTCCATCAGTTTTAATGGCCATAGTAAAAGAAGCACCGCAAGCTATTTGATACCAATTTGTTAATGCACCCACTTGTTTAGGGCTTGAATAATAAGTAATGTTACCAAGACCTAATTGGCCAAGATTATTTTGTCCCCAAGACCACAAGGTGCCATTTGTTTTAATAGATACAGTATGGTATATACCACAAGATACTTGCGACCAATTTGTCAAAGAACCTATTTGCACTGGACTTGAACGATCAATTGTATCACCAAGACCTAATTGACCATTGTTATTAAAACCCCAAGACCAAATAGTTCCATCTGTTTTAATGGCTACTGTTGAATTGTTGCTGCAAGCTACTTGCGACCAAGTTGTTAATGACCCAACTTGCTTGGGGCTTGAATAAGAAGTAGTATTGTTAAAACCCAATTGGCCATAACCATTGTATCCCCAAGACCAAAGAGTTCCATCATTTTTAATTGATTTAGTATGCAAATAACTAACAGCAATTTGCAACCAAGTTGTCAAAGCCCCCACTTGTTGAGGGCTTGAAAAAGAAAAAGTTGTATTGCCAAGGCCCAATTGGCCTTGAGGGTTATACCCCCAACTCCAAAGTTGCTTTTGGATGATTGGTTGCGGCCACAACCCCTGCTGCACATACCCCATCGCCTGATCAAGCGTCCAAACACCCGGCGCAGAACCGCCTTCACCGCCCACAGGACCAACAACGGTGGGAGGAGATTTCGTGATAAACCCGCCAGGATATTGGATGCTCATTACATTCTCCCACTATCAGCAAGAGCCGCCTTGATCTTGGCAAACGGGGCTTCCCACTCACCAAACACTTCCTGCCGGAATAGCCTCATGCAGTCATAATACGGGCAAGTGTCGCCGTCCATCGCATACAGAAAATATGGCATGACGGGCGTAACCACCCATGTTGGCACACCCATGGCCGCAGCCAGATGGCTGACAGACGTGCAGGACGAAATCACCAAATCACACGACGCTGCCGCCTGCCGGGTTTCTTCCCAATTGCCAAGCGGCACCGACCGAACCCAAGGTGGGCACGCCTCAGAGCCTTCATCGCGCTGCAAAGATATGAAGTCGGCGTTCAGGCCCTTCACGGCGTTGAACAGCAACTCATAAGGAAACTTCTTGTTGTGTTCCGCTTCAAACTGGCTGCTGCCCTGCCAGCGCAGGCCAATCCGAAACCGCCCGCTCTTGATGGTCAGGGGCTTCGTGATGTACGGCGCACCAGACAGATCGGCTAATTCAAAACCCAGCGGCACAACGGCAGACATGCCTTGGACGTAATAGTCATGATAGATGCCGAAGCTAGCCTCATGCTGGATAACGGCGCTCACGCCTTCCACATCAAGGAACAGGGACGCCAGCATCCCCGTGCAGGACACCACCACCTTGCAGCCACGATCAGCAATCGCCTTGGCGTACCGCACTTGATGGATTTGGTCGCCCAGGCCGCCCTCAAGATAGAGCATAACCACGCCCTTGCTCTTGCCGTCCCAGGGCTGCGTAGGAGCATCAGGGGGCTTGTTGCCAAACACCCCGGCTATCCTACCTCTGTCCATTAGCTGGTAGCCCTTCTGCACCTGTCCCTGGCGCAGCAGATACCACCCACGGTTATAGGCGGCGCGGTAGTTGTTAGGCTCCTCCCGCTCCAGCTTCTGAGCCAGACGCCATCCTTCTTCAAAATTGCCCATGGTCGAGGCGGTCAATTGCAGATCGAGGTCGTGCAACTGCGGAACCGTGCGGGGCTTTTCCAGCCAGAACTCAGGCTGGCAGAACGTGCTATAATGATGCTTCAGCACATCACGCGGATCGTCGGAATGCTGCTTAGCCAGCACCGGCTTGATGTCGTGCATGCCGTCATAGCCATGCAGGTTCTCATCGTCTTCGCTAACGGTCGAGCCGTCGATGTTGCTCAGATCATATTCAAACTCGGGCAACCCGAGGAACTCATGAATGCGGGCAAGTTGCGCCTTGGGATTGGCCAGAAGGTCTTCATACTCAACGACGCAGAAGCATTCGGGCATGTACTGGTAGCCGCTTTGCAGCGACAGGTAAGCGGCCTTGAGGTGGTCAGCAAGCTGGCCCGTGTACATGAACTCATCGAGGTTTGTCGGCTTTGCCACGCGCACAAAAGACGCCATGCAATCGGGGATGGATCGCACCGTGGCGATGATCTTGGGCTGACGCTCCAGCACCTGAGACATGGCCTGCATGATCACCGGGATAGGCCAGCCGCGCCCCTTGTCGATCACCACGGGCTTGTCGATACTTTCATAGAAAGCATCCATTGTGCCGCGCATGGTCTGAGCCAGGAGCTTGCGCTCCGGGTCGTTCTCGTTCAGCAGCCCGGCAGAGTGCCATGTGTTGGCTAGGCCATCCAAAGCATGAACCAAGCCAGATGTCGTTGAGACATGCGTGGCGGGGTTCTGGTTGAGAATGGCGGCCAGGACGGTGGAGCCTGAGCGCGGGACGCCGGATAGGAAGTGGATTTGTTTTTTCATGCGGTTTTGATGGCTATTGTTGAAGGAGACATAGGCATTCTAGGCAAAAGAAACCAAGTAGTTAATGCGCCTACTGGCTTTGGATTTGTATAATAAGTTGTATTACCCAAACCCAATTGTCCGTAAGTATTTTGTCCCCAAGACCACAAAGTTCCGTTTGTTTTGATAGATATAGCATGGTACGCACCGCAACTTATTTGAAGCCAATTTGTTAAAGCACCAATTTGATTTGGACTTGAGTAATTGGTAACACTACCAAGACCCAACTGTCCATATTGGTTTTGTCCCCAAGACCACAAAGTTCCGTTATTTTTAATAGCCAAAGTATAATATTGGCCCGTAGAAATTTGTGACCAAGTAGTTAATGCTCCCACTTGTACAGGGCTGTTTCGGAGAGTGGCATCACCAAGACCCAACTGGCCACTTGAGTTACGCCCCCAAGACCAGATAGTTCCATCAGTCTTAATAGATTCAGTATGAAAAGTACCAACAGATATTTTATACCAATTTGTCAATGCCCCTATTTGTTTGGGACTTGAATAGTCGGTTGTATTACCAATACCTAATTGACCGCTATTATTTCTACCCCAAGACCAAATAGTCCCATCAGTTTTGGTGGCTACGGTATGATAAAAACTAGCAGCCACTTGCAGCCAACTTGTTAAAACTCCAACTTGCACAGGACTTGAGCGGTTTGTTGTGTCACCAAGGCCCAATTGGCCATAAGCATTCCACCCCCAAGACCAAAGAGTTCCATCAGTTTTGGTGGCTACTGTGTGAAGGGCGCCAGCAGACACTTGATACCAATTTGTTAATGCGCCAACTTGTACAGGACTTGAACGATTAACTGTGTTACCAAGACCTAATTGACCTTGGGTATTAGATCCCCAAGACCAAAGAGTTCCATCGTTTTTGGTAGTTATAATATGATAACTACAAGCTATTTGAAGCCAATTTGTTAAAGAACCTACTTGTTTTGGGCTTGAATAATAAGTAACATTACCAAGACCTAATTGACCATTATTATTTGAACCCCAACTCCAAAGCTGCTTCTGCAAGATAGGTTTCGGCCAATTCCCAGCATTCTGAAACTGCTGCTCAAGCGTCCAAACACCAGACGCAGTGCCGCCCTCACCATTAACAGGAGGCGTTATCGTAGGAGCCGTGGCAGAGATTACCCCGCCCTTATATCGAAAAGACATCCGCCGCTCCTATCAGGAGATAGCCTCATAACTGCATGTGAACACCAGCTTGCTGGCCGTCGAGCTTGTCACCCAGATCGTGCTTGCCTCGCCGGTCACCGAAGTATCCAAAAGATACAGCATGGTCGTTTTGTCAACCATGATCAGTGAGGCGTTAGCCGGAACCGAGATAGTCGAACCCACCGCCACATAGGTCGTGCCGTCAGCCAACCTCAACTCGACCGTCGCGTTGTAGGCGCTGGTGCCGTCAATGTTGGACACAACAATCTGGTTGATCTTGTACGCCGTACCAGTGGCAGGTGCAGCCACCAAGGCATTCCTCGACGTGTTGGCGGGCGTCACATAGACCGTGTGAGGAACAAGTGACGTGATATTGACGATATTCGGTGCGGCCATGGCTTATCTCCTACAGCCCTAAAATCATTGCGAAAGCGATGGCTTGGCCTTTGGTCGCGCCGGTAGCCGCTGGAGTGGTCGAAGACCATGTCGTGCCGTTCGATGTCAGCACGTTACCGTTTGTGCCAGGGGCAACAAACTGAACAGCGCTGGTTCCGTTGCCTAGAATGACATTGTTTGCGGTCAGCGTCGAAGCGCCCGTCCCGCCAATGTTAACAGGCACCGTGCCAGTCGAATCTTTCAGGACCGACCTGATCGCCGGGTAGGTGATAAAGACAGCCTTGGTGCCAGCAGTGAAGTTAACCGCAGAGCCAGCGTTGCTGGACGACAGAATGGTCGTACGAGCCAGCGTGGAAGGCGAGGTGAACGTGCCAATGCCGACTTCCCAGTTAGCCCCACCCTGGTCTGCAATGGTGTAGTAGGTCGTGTCAGCGGTCGCCAGGACAGACGCAAAAGTCTGGTAGCCAGTGACCGCACCAGCGAGCGTGAAGTTGCCCGTGCCTGTGGTGGTCGAGGTTTCCTGAACGCGATCAGCTACAATAAGTGCCATTTAGTTGATCCTCACAATAGCACTAAGATCGGTGATCTGCGGGAAGTTCAGGGTGAATATCCCATTTGATGTGTAGCGCGTAACTCCAAAGTCCAACACAATGCAGGCTGGGTTTGTGTATGTGTGGGTTGGCGTGGTGTTGTAAATCAAAGCGCCGCGCGCAGCAATTTGCCCAGTCCAAGTGACGCTCTGAAATGAGCATACACCAGATAGATTATATTGGGTCGGGCCGATGTTAGTCAAAACCGCGCCGCCAGTGGTGTAGCCGCCAACAACAATCTCTCCTGCAACGGGAAGGATTTCACCAGCCGTTGTATAGGCGGTCGTCGTGGCGTTGAGATTGGCAACTTCCGTATACAGCGCCACCTTAAAGATGTCGCCGCCAACAGCACGGAAATCATGAGCGCCTTCCAAAAGCTGCTTCTTGAAGCTTGTGCAGAAGGCTTGAACGATAGCCATTTCGATTCCTTAAGTCGGCACGATGCGTGGCAGATCAAGCCGGAAGTTATCGCGCTTATCCTTGCCTTCACCGAGGTCTTTCAGGCGAGCTATGGCTTCATCGTACCTTGCGCGATACAACTGAGCAAGATCAGCATCGCCCTTCATGTAGGTATAGGCTTCAACCAGACAGCCATAGAACAGCGGGCTTTCAACATTCGTGCCAAGCCAGGACGTACCAGCGTCCACAATGCTGGGCGGCTCATAGAAATAATGAAGCTCAACATCATAATAGGTGTCTGGGGTAGGAGAAATAACGAACGTGGCGTTGTTGAACAAGGCGTAATAACGTGGCACACCAGTCACGGCGGGGTCTGGGAATGCCTCGTTAATGTACCCAACTTCTTTCTCAAGCAAATAAGAATACACGCCAGACGCGCTCTTTGCTGCCATTGAATACGAGGCAAGGAAGTCCCCAGGAGCGGCGAGATACTTGCTGTTTGCGATAAAGTTGGATGTTGCATTCTTCCTTAGCGCAGGGAACTGCACCGTCTGATAGATGCGGTCTTCAGCAAGCCGGACAATATTAGGGATAGCGGCAATGAACTCACTCGATGAGTTCTGCGTGTAGTCTTGAAGAAGAGTTACAAGCGTTGCGTAGTTCATTGCCAGCTACTCCTCAGCCCATAGGACCGCGAGCCATAGTCCCCTTGGTGGCAGCACCAGTGCCGCGAATCTTGGTTGCCTTGCGAGGATAACCATCGGTCGGGACGATAGCTTCGTCAGGAGCCTTCTGGTCACGCGCCATCTGCTTCGGCTCAGAGACGCTGGCTTCGCCAACCGGGAACGGGAAGTTCTTGGTCGCCTTGCGCGCGGACTTCTGGTTCATGGCGCGGGCCATGTTCCGTCCATACTTCCGCATATCTTCGCTGGTCGGGCTGCTCATTTAAATCTCCTATGGGGTATATACGTTAATAATACCAGCATTGCCATTCATGGTGGTAGCAGAATTACCAACAGGATTCCAGCCGGGAAGGCTGCGACCGGGATTGATGTCTGGTCTTGGTTCAAGCAGGGCAACCGGATCATTGATCGGCGTCTTGCCCAACTGATACTGAGGATGATCTACATCATTGCATTCATCGCAAACCTTCAGCCCGGTCGGCTTCTGGTTGACAACCTGATAGGTCAATTCGCTCAAGTCATATCGCATGTAACATCTATCGCAGAAAGCATAAGCTTTATTGCCCCGTGCAAACTTAGCTGTCACGGATAGGACATCCAAGGCACGAAGCGGGCAGGCTCTCTACCACGGTCTTCATCAGCAGCTAGCTGGAACTGCTCCATGTACTCTGCCTTCAACATAGGAACCCGTGCAGCGGCTTCTGGGCGCTTCATGGCCAGTTGGAAGGCCAGACCAGACACCAGGGCAGGGACGAACCTGACGGGCATATCCATCACATCGGTTGCGTTGGTGGCGTCCTCAATGCGGCGCATAGTCCAGTAGATGATCGTGTAGGGCAGATCAGGAACGGGCCAGAGGGTGTAGACCGGATTGACCTGACGATCCACATAGATTTGGAGAGGACGGCCCGTGCTGTTCTTGTTGGGCAATGTGGCATAGTCACCAACGCCAATCCGAGACACCGTGTAATCCAGCGGCGTGCCGTTGCTATTCACACGAATGATTGTCTCGATGATGTCGATGGTATCAGCCGGAAGCGTGTAGGTTTTGGTGCCGGGCGTCAGAACCAAGCTATTTTCCTGAACGGTCCAGAGATTCAACCCCCTGTTAGACCATTCGGCAGACATGATGTTCAGAGAGCGGCGGGCAGTGCGGTAATCATAGCCAGTGCGCGCTTCAAGACCAGCGCGCTCATACGCCTCTTCAATCGCATCGGCGATGTCTAGGTTCCAAACCGCAGTGCCGGAAGTTGTCATTTACGGGCGTCCAAGCTTCGAAAGGGTTTTAGCGAGACGCGCCCGCTTACCCATGATACCCGGCTTCTTCTCTGCTGTCGCTAGAGTTTTGGCGGGAATCTTCTCGCCAGCCTTAACGCCGAGAGACGAACGCAATGCGCCGGGCTTCTTGATGGCGTCCTTGATCCAGTTCTTAGCCATTCACTTAACCTTTTTCATGGCATTGATGCGGGCAAACAGACCGACCTTCTTATCCCCAGAAGCCTTGGCAATCTTAGACGCCGCAGCTTTCTGCGCGGGCGTCATGGTCTTGGACTTCATGTTGGCCGGTCTAGGGCGCTCATAGAGCGGCTTCTCAGCTTTGCCGCCAGCCTTCATATGGGCAGCCTCAGAGAGGGCAATAGCAACCGCCTGTTTACGGTTCTTGACCTCATCGCCGCTAGAAGATTTGAGGGAGCCTTCCTTAAACTCCTTCATGACCTTCTCAATCTTCTCCGGCTTCTTCACACCATGCGGCCCTTGGTCTTGCCCTTCATGGCGCAACCATCGCCACGACCAGACTTCACAGCGCCACCCTTGGCCATCTTTTTCATTTTGATAAGGCCGCCCTTAGCATTGCCGGGGCTGCCCATATCATATGAAGTTTGCTGCTCAGCAGGAGCGGCAGGAGCAGGAGCGCTTGCCGCTTCAGTTGTGGCCGCAGCAGGATCGGCTTTCGGCGGTTGGAAGTACATATGCTCAGGGCTAACGCCCGGCGTGTAGCCAGCTTCAGGCGAAGTGTAGACAAGCTTAGGGGTTCCGGTAGAACCACCATCCGCATAACGCTTCGGCTTACGAGCTTTCATCATAGCCATTAGACGAACCTTCCTTTAGTTTTGCCCTTGGATTCAATGCCGCC